TGCAAAAATGGCTGCCGATTCAAAGGTTGCTGCTGAAAAAGCAATAGCCGAGAAGATGGCTGCCGAGGAAGAAGCAAAAGCTAAAGCAGAAGCAGAAGCAAAGAAAAAGTTGGAAGAGGAAAAGAACAAGAAGAAATTCGAATTCCCACTTGAAAAAATGCAAGAAATGTTCTCCGATGATGACGACGAAGATGATGTGAAAATGGCTAAGGCAGAGATTGCTAAAGGCAAAGAAGCAGATTTCGGAATCGTTATGCAGGGCGCATATGCCAAGATGTGCAAAATGGCTAAGGTTATTGAAAAAATGACCGAGGACAAAAAGGCATATATGGCAGAAAACGAAGAACTGAAAAAGTTCAAAGTAGACTTAGAGGGTCAACAGAAAGAGTTTGCAGTTAATGAAACTTTAAGAGACCTTTCGGTGTCTGTTTATCTTCCCGACGATGTTAAAGCAGAAATGAGGGCTGATGCCGAAAATTATACTTTAGCAAATATCGAAGCGTGGAAGAATGCTTGTAAAGCAAAATCCTTCGATTTTGCAATTAGAATGCCCCAAAACAAGGGTGTTATAGAGGTTGGACTACCTTTTGGTGGTTCAACAAAGAAACCAAAAAGCCTGTGGGATTAATACCAAGGCAAATATCAATTTTATTTAAAAACAGGAGGTTTTTATTATGGCTTATCACAGTGTTTTAATTCCATCAGCAATTGCAGCAATGAATATCGATTCTTTAAACAGAAGCGTTATGAGTGCGTCCGCAGTTGATAATGGTAATGTTTTTACAATGGGTGCGGAGTACACTTCGGGTAGTTTAACAGAAGTTTTCGCAATCACCCAACCAGCCGCAGGTTCAGCCGCAGGTTTATGGATGGCATATTCTGGCGACGAAATCGTTGTTACCGCTGCAAAATATAAGGGCATTGACCCTGACCCACGTAATTTCTTCAATGCGGCAGGCACAGTATTTTCTGCCTTCAAGCCTCAAATTGGAGATATTATCGTGCTTACAGCCGATGCGTTTTCAAATTCATTCTCTAGCAGCACTTATGCTGTTAATACAGGAAGTGAATTCAGGTTGCATTGGGAAACGGCTGCAGCTTCGTCTGGTCTATGCTATAAATATATTGGTACAACATATATTTCCCTTGCAACAGGCGCTATTGACGACCAACGTGAAACAGCTTACAAGCTAGAATGCACCCAAATATAATTTTGGAAAAAAGGAGATATATATACTATGAAAATCCCAAATCAAGTACTTTCATTCGCAGGTGAACAGAACTTAACTGTTTACAAAATGTTCGTTGATTATTGGAACCATTATCGTGCTCTTAACGGTGCGAAAAATGTAGAATACCAACAGAACACAGTTACACCCGAAGGCGCTGTTGTTCCTCTTACCTTTTCAGAGAAAGAAGAAAAACTAAACGCAGCTTTAAAACGTGAAATTTTACGTGTAGCAGGGGTTCAAAATTTTGACCAGTTCTCTATCGAGACTTGGGCAAATCACCCCTCTTTAAAGTGGGCAACCTTCGCTGTTATTTCCGCCGTTATCGATATGATTCTTCCAGAAACCATCATTGACAGCATTGGAATTTATTCCGATGTTCGTACAATCGGTTGGGGAGACTCGGCATCATTTGATGTAAGTCCTCGTGACTTATTCATCGTTTCTAAAGCAGGTCGTAGCAAGAGAACAACCGAACTGCACAAGCAATTCAAAGGTCAGATTACCGTTATACCAGAGCCTCGTGAAATGACAGTATTTGTGTCATTAATGAAAGTTTTGGCAGGAAAAGAATCTTTGGCAGACTTTGTTATGAAGATGGTACGTTCATTCGAGACAGCTTTGGCTGTTGACGTGTACAATGCTTTCTATACAGCAATGGATGCTATTGATAGCACCGCTGATACTGGTTTGCTTGTAGCCGGATATACTCAATCCGAGTTTGTTCGTCTTTCACAGACCGTTGCTGCATGGAACGGTGGTTCAAAAGCTGTTGCTATCGGTACTCAACGTGCTTTGGCAAGCATTTTACCATCGAACGCCAACTATCGCTATGATTTCCAGAGCGAGTACGTAAAGGTTGGTTATCTACGTGACTTCCAAGGAACCGATATTATGGTACTCCCTCAGGTAGCTGATTGGCAGACCCCATTCGGTTTGAAACTCTCAGATTCTCGTATCTGGCTTGTTTCACCTTCGTCACAGAAAATCATCAAGGTTGTTTTGGAAGGTAATGTACTTTCATACACCAGCGATGTATATGCAAACGCTAACTTAGTTCAAACTTCAACTTTAATCAAGAGTTGGGGTACAGCCGTTGCTACAAATGCAGTTGCTGCAACTATTCAATTAGCATAATAATAATCTATTATAGAAGGGGCAAGGAGACTTGCCCCTTTCCTAAAAAATATTAAGGAGAAAAATGAACACAAAAACAACTAAAGCGCTTTCAGCCGACGAAAAAAAAGAAGTCGAAGAATTGAAAGCCAGATTAGCAGAACTAGAATCCTCCGATTCCGAAAAACCGGGAAAGGAACAGCGTATACAAGCTGAGAGAAGTAGAGTTTTGCTAGATGATTATGTCCCTGTTATGAGCCTTTTGCCTTACAAATTAAATTTGTCAACCAAGGAAGGTGGACAGGGAGATGTCAAGAAATTTACTAAATTTGGAGAAGTGAAAAACATTCTTTATAAAGATTTAGTAGATATCATAGAAGTTGACCGTAGTTTCATGGAGGCTGGATATTTTTATATCCTTGACCCCCTAGTTATACGCCAGCATGGACTGGATGAAACTTACTCCAAAATATTAACAAAGGAAAAAATAGACGAAATACTAAATAATGTAAACACAGAATACTGTATCGACCTTTATAATTCAGCCAACCCGGAACAACAGAGAGTAATTGTACAATTGCTCATTGAGAAGATAAAGACTGACCCCTCTTCTGTAAACTTGTACACGGTAGATAGAATCTCTAGATTATCGAAAATCGATATTACAAATAGAGCGGAAGACGAAAAGCTTTTGACAAAGGAATTGGCTGAACAAAATCAATAATAACAACAATAAAAAGGAGGTCAAATGGGTACTTCTTTAAGTGAGGTGTACGACTTTTTTATGATGACCGTCACAGATTATCGTTTAATAGACCTCTTTAACACATCGGTTCCAGATTTTGAAAATTATCTACAAGCGTGGTTAGATTATGCGATTGTAGATTTTTATGTGTGTGACCAAGATTTAAATTATGATGATACAACAAAAGAATTCCCCGCTGTTTTAAGCAGGGATAACAAAGTTATATTAGCCACTTTAATGATGAAATATTGGTTACAAAAAGCTGTAAATGATGTTACGCAATTTAATCTGCATATTACTGATAGAGACTTTAAAGTTGCTTCTGAAGCACAAAATCTAAGAGAAAAAACGAACCACTTGAATATGGTAAAAGAGCAATGCTCTCAACTATTACAAGATTATGCTTACAAGAAAAACGATTGGACCGACTGGTATAATCAAGAGTTTAGGGGAATGGTATAATGGATGCGCTGATTTCTCTAAACAAACCCGGAATTTATGCTATCGAGAATATTCTAAATCACAATATTTATATAGGACAAGCGTCCAATATAAGAAAAAGAAAAAATTTACATTTTCACAAACTAGCGAAAAATAAACATGAAAATTCTCATTTACAAAATTCCTTCAAAAAATATGGTGAAAAAAATTTTATATTCAAAATTCTACTTTATTGTGAAATTCCTGAATTAACTTATTATGAACAATCAATAGTAAACACTTTTAATCCTAATTCTTTATATAATATTAGATTAGAATGTGTTAATAGTCCCGTTGGAACTAAATTTTCCGAAGAGCGTCGAAATAAAGCAAGAGAATCTAGTAAAGGAAATAAAAATATGCTAGGTAAACATCATTCCGAAGAAAGTAAAAGGAAAATGAGTGAAAGCAGAAAAGGAAAAGTTTTTTCTAAAGAGCATAGGGAAAATATGGGAAAAGCCAAAAAAGGAATTCATTCTGGCAAAAACAACCCTATGTACGGGAAAACAGGAAAAGAAAATCCTTTCTATGGAAAAAATCATTCACAAGAAACCATAAAGATGATATCACAAGCTAAAAAAGAGTATTGGAAAAAAAGAAAAGAGGGGGTGTAAAATGGCTTATGAATATAAACACATTCCCGCCTCCATATATGCTGGAGCAAAAAAAGGAACTACTCCGAAAGACCAATATATCGAATTATTCCAAGAAACTCTTAATGAGCAATTCTATAATTCATCAGATTGGTGGACTATCGAAGAGGAAACTAGCATAGGTTCTGCAACATACCAAAACATAGATGTACGTGTAAACCATGTCATTAATGCCGAAACAGGTCTTAAGCTCGGGGATGATTGGAAAACAGTACTATTTCCTGATTTAAATCATCAACTTGATTTAGGAAGACGTTATAAGTTTAACGATAGTACATGGTTAATAATAAACATTGAAGTAATTAAGAATATTGCTGCAACATGTACCATTCGAAGATGCAATAACACTCTTAGATGGATTGATGAATCAACAGGAATTTATTATGAAGAACCCTGTGCTATTGAATATGAAGTAAAAGAACCTAGAGATTATATCACACAGGGTTCTCCTTTCCCGACTCCGGGTGGATTTTTAAAAATCTATACTCAATTAAATGATAACACTGGAAAAGTAAATGAAAACCAGAGATTTTTATTCGGAAATCCGGGGCACTGGACTTGTTATAAAGTAACAGGAACTGGTATAAACGATTTCACAAATGTAATAACATATGATAACAATAGTGCCCATATACTAACATTAGATATGAGTGCTAATTTTGTTAACGACGAACTAGATGATACCATTAATGGTATATGTGATGTTCATACAAATGTTTATAGAGTTACTTTGAGTAGCGGAAGTATATCAGGTTCTCCAACAGGAACCATGCAATTAAATGCAAGCATTATCTATAACGGGAATAGTGTTACAAGGGCAATGCAATGGGTAAGCTCTAACCCAACAATAGCTTCTGTTAGTGGAAGCAGCGGAAGTGCTCTTATTACTTTTAATACAAACGGAAATTGTACAATAACAGCATCCGTTTATGGTAATCCAGCAAGTGATACTTGTTGGATAACTGTCAGTGCTAGCCCAACAGTAAACAGGGAAATATTAATTAGCCCAAGCACAAATTATATCTTGGAAGGAAGCAATAGAACATATTCCGTTTATTTATATGAAGACGGTGCTAAATCATCTGGTTCATTTGTTATTACATGTAGTGGTAGCAATGTTCCTTCTAGCAGTTATACTTTTGTTCAAACTGATGGGAATCACTTTAAAGTTACAAATATACTAAAAGACTTAACATCTCACCTGACGGTACAATGCACAACTGGTTCTGTTGTAGCTCCAAAAGCGTTTGATATCTATCTGCGTGGGGCATGGCAGTTTGATACCGCATAAAGGAGAAACATATGACCGAAGTATTAACACAAGAGATTGGTACGATAGCCTACAATAATTTTCAGCATTTTAGTTTATTATCATACAATTGTATAAAATACATGATGGATAATAACGAACTTGTTTGGAAATTACTAAAATATACTAGCCCGGACGCTTGGAGTAAACCAGATTTAACCCAAGAAGAAAAAGGGGCTTTGATATATGCTGGACAACAGGATAGTTCAAAATATAATGTATTCATGGATGGAAAACAACCGGACGTTTTAGTAAATGAAATAACTATGGTTAGAATAATGCCACAGTATGCAGTAGGTCAAAATCGCACAATTGGTGTTATAGAGATAAGCATGGAAGTGTTTTCTCATTATAAAATAAATCATATGTCTAATTATACAACTAGAATTGATACAATTGCAGGAGAACTTCTTGCATTATTTAATGGTGTAAACGTAGGTACATTAGGTTTGATGGCTATCGATAGAATGATTGACCAGAGTTCTAGGCTGTTTCAGGCGGGTCAAATACCGTTCGGCGGTAAACAAATAATATTCGCAACTTACTCGGCATAAAAAAATGGACATTTTATATTATACTGTTTATGATTTACCTGTACCATATAGAAACATAAAAATATATCCGGTAACAGTAAAAGATTATTTGCTTTTTAATATTTATTCACAATGTTTGACTATAGATAAAAATAGTATTCCAGACCCTAAAATAATATCAATGACTTATCTGGAATATATCTTTCGTACTACCGAGGAAAATCCTATAGATTATCCTTATTTAATATGGTTCGATAGATTACTTCAAATGTGCCTTAAGGATGATAAAACATTTGAAAAAATAGAAGAAAGCATAAAAAGATATAAATATGATAAAAAGGGAAAACCCTATTTTACCATAGGTGATGAAACATATACCCCGGATGATTTTGATAAAATTAAAGAAATAATAGCAGAACAGAATCTAGTAGAGTTGATAGATGAAAATATATCAAAAGAAGTTAGAGATTCTTTAGAGGAAGCCAGAGCATTTAAAAGAAAATTATCTGGCGAGAAGACCGCATCCGTAGAGGATTATATAATCGCTCTTTCAATTACGACAGGGTTTGCTCTAGATTATATATACTCTTTAACAATAAGAAAATTCATAAAAAGCATAAGAAGAATGGATAATCTTATACACTATAAAATCTATTTGGCTTCATCAATGTCGGGGATGGTTGAGTTTAAAGATAAATCGTTTATTAAACATTGGTTAACAAGTTTAGACGATGAAAATAAGTACGAAGATGTTACTGTGGACTTGCAGGAAATGCAAGATAAAGTATCATTTGAAAGTGCTAAAAAATAGCATTTATTAAAAAATCAGGAGGTTTAAATTATGGCAATTAAAAAGTTTTTGACAAGTGTCGCTGACGTTTACGGTTATGACAATGACGACAATCTGCTTTTCGTAGCAAAGACACTGTTAGACAGTTCTATTGAAGTTTCTCTAGGTTCAGCGCCTGTACGTGGCGGACGTGGTAACCAGTTACTTTATACTTACTATCACACTGCGGAAATGAAGTTTAACTTAACAGAAGCACAATGGAACTTAGAGTTATTGGGAGCAACGGTTGGTACTGATTATCAACTTGGTAATTATTATGTACAAGAAACAGTACCAGTTACAACTAGTTCTGGTTCTGTTAGCGGAACACCGTTAGCTTTCACAGGTACTACCCTCTATGGTTGGGCAACTTCTCCTTTGGGTGTTACTCAACGAATTACGTTTTCGAGTGGTTCAGTACCAAGCTTTACTGTTACCGGGGCTGAAACAAGCGGAAACTGGTGTGTACGTTACTATACCGCAAATCTTAGCGCAGGTAAGAGTATTACTATCAAAGCAAGTATGATTCCTCAAGTACTAAAATTGGTTATGGAAACTCAGTTGAATTCTGCTGATGTTACCACAAACAAAATTGGTATGGTACAAATTATTGTACCAAGAGCACAGTTATCGGGTGCTTTCACGATTTCAATGAAAGCGGATGGTGTATCTAATACTCCTTTAACTGGTACGGCTCTTTCCTATACTCCTGTAGCTACTGGTGCAGATGCGTGTATGGTTGATTCGTACTATGCTACAATCACTGAAATTATCGATGCTTCGAACTGGTATGATAATCTTTTAGAACTATCTATTTCAGGTGGAGATTTCTCATTGGGTGTTGGAGAAAGTAAAACCCTAGTGGTTTATGCTATCCCTTATAGTGGTGCATCCTTTAAAGTACCTAATTCATATCTTGATTTCAGTTCTGGTAGTTGTGCAACTGCTGGAAGCCATACTGGTGTTGTCACGGGAGCATCGGCTG